CTTAAATGTATATCTGTGCAATGTTTAAACTTTGGCTATATTAGGTGATTTTTAGGCTATTAGATAAATTATTATTATACGCGCGTAGGGTAACATCAATAAAAAAATGAAAGTTAAACCAACTGAATTAAAAAAAATATCGGGTACTTATCAAAAATGCCGCGATAAAAGCCCAACTTTAAAGCCTACGCAAGAACTAAACTTGGAAGCGCCAAAAGATTTAAACGAATGGGGTCAAAAGTTATGGGAAGAAATTATGAGCGAGTACGGCAAAGTTGGATTGATTACCAGAGTTGACCTTGGCTCATTTTATAATCTTTGTTCTTGGTATGGAGTTTATAGGCAAGCCGAAGATTTAGTAAGCGCAAGAGGATTAGAGGTTGAAGAAGAAGTTTATAGCGCAAAGGGAGAGTTAGTAGGAACTAAAACCGTAGTTAATCCAATGATAAACGTAATGGATAGGGCGCAAAAAAACTATCTTGCATTGGCTAAGGAGTTTGGGGCTACTCCGAGTAGTAGGGCTGGGCTAACCTTTGAGCCTAAAAAACAAGCCGACCCCTTTAGTGATTTTTAATTATGACTAAGTACGAAAGATACATAAGTAATGTGATTAGCGGTAAGGTAAACCACGGCAAGCACATTAAAAAGATATGCGAGAAGTTGAATAGCGAATTAGTTTTAAGCGACTTGTACTATTTTGATTCGGTAGAGGCTGACCGATATATCAAGTTTATTGAACGATTAAGTTTAACAGAATCTAAGTGGGCGGGCAAACCTTTCTTATTGGAAGATTGGCAAGCCTTCATTATTGCTATGACTTTTGGGTGGAAAGTAAAGAAAACCAAATTAAGAAGATTTGACGAAGTTACGGTCCACGTTCCAAAGAAAAACGGAAAGACCGCTTTAGCCGCAGCCATAGCAATAGCTTACGCATTTTTGGAGCAGTCAGATTATGCAGGTCAAATTTATATGGCCGCAACTAACAGAGAGCAAGCCAATATCTGTTTTAAGGCAGTTAAGAGAACGGTACAACTTACTCCAAACCTTCAAAGTTATTTTAGGGTGATGCAGTTCGCAGTTATCAGTAATAGAAACCAAACAAATATAAAAGCCTTATCAGGGGATGCGCCAAGCGTAGAGGGCTTTGGTTCTTCTTTGGTTATTTTTGATGAGTACCACTTGCAGAAAACCGATGAACTTAAAGAAAATCTTATCACGGGCCAAGCGGCAAGGGATGGCGCTTTATTCTTTTCAATCTCAACCGCAGGCACGGATAAGAACGCACCATACTTCCAGCACATTAAAAACTGCAAAAATATCTTAGAGGGGTTTTCAGATGTAGAAAGTCATTTGGTAGTTTTGTACGAAGCCGATTCGGAAGATTGGCGAGATGAACAAGTATGGAAGCAAGCCAACCCGAACTATGGGGTTTCGGTTTTGCCCGACAAATTAGAAAAAGAATTTAAGACCGCAGATGAACAACCAAGCAAACAACCTTCATTCATAACTAAGCATCTAAACATCTGGGCAGATTCAGCAAAGACTTGGATTGATAGCCAAAGGTGGTCAAGTTTAGGCATTTGCGATTCAATCGAAAACTATTACGGACAAACCGCTTACATCGGACTTGACTTAGGAAGCACAGGGGATTTTTCAGCACTTGCAATTCTCATCCCGAACGAGGATAGAACTAAGATGCGATTGTTTATGAAATTCTACATCCCCGAAGTAATGGCAGGCAAACGAACCAAGGCGGACCAATTAAACTTTATTCAATGGGCAAGAGAAGGACACATCACTTTAACTTCTGGCGATGCAACCGACTACAATTACATCAAGACAGATATTTTAAACATCTGTTCTAACTTTGAATACAAACCTATTGCTTACGATAAGGCACTTGCAAGTATGTTTATGATTCAACTCTACAACGAACATTCAATAAATGTAGAATCCTTTAGTCAGTCAGTAGGCGCAGTAACAGGACCAACCAAACAACTCTACGAGTGGATAATGAATGAAACTCTTATCCACGATAACAACCCCGTAATGACTTGGATGATTTCAAACGTAGAGGTGTACCAAGATGACGCAAACGGAAATTATAAGATTCACAAAGGCAAATCTAAAAACAAAGTTGATGGACCTTGTGCCGTAGTAAATGCAATCGGCCGAGCCTTAGAAGATTGGAAGGATAACCCAATAATAGATAATTATGTATGGTAATGAATAAACAAGAATACTTTAATCGCTACCTTAAAATGGTGGTTAACGAAAAGAACCGAGCGAAAAACGGGGAAGCAATTTGGAACGAGTTAGAAGAATGGCATTTGAAGAAATTTGGATTCAATCGTTACAAAAGTTATGGTAGCTTTCGCAAGGAAAAATCTATCTATCACGCCTCTTTAAGGTAACAAAATAGGTAACAAAAGTTATCTACCTTAATTAAATTCTGTATTTCGTTGTAAGTTTGTCCTCAAATGGGGATAATTCAGCGCATATTTGGAGTTGAAGAAAGGGCAGCACCTAAGTTATACGGAGGTGTGCAAGAATCAACTTATACTTTATCTCAAGTAAAGTCTTGGTTTCAATCAGTTTTTAATACATCGGGTCAAACGGTAAACGCTGAAACTTCTATGAAGTTATCGGCTTATTATGCTTGCATCAGAAACATATCAGAGGATTTGGCTAAAGTACCTTTTGAAACTTTTAGCGTGGATGAGCAAGGCAATAAAACTTATGTAAAGCATAGAGCTACAAGTTTATTAAACAAGATGCCTTCTAATCTTTATACTCCGTTTACGTTCAAACAAACGATGCAAGAGTATGCTTTGAGATTTGGTAATGCTTATGCTTACTTAAGAAGAGACCCAGACGGGAAAGTTACTCAAATGGTAATAGTTGACCCGACTAATGTAACGGTTCAAATTGTGGACCAAAAATTATACTATATCATCAATGATGTAAAGTCTGGAGTAGAAGGTATTTTTAGCGAAGACAATATATTTCACATCCGTGCAATGGGCGATGGATATGTAGGTAAATCAATCTTACAATATGCGGCCGAGTCTTTAGGTTCAGCATTGGCGATTCAATCTTACGCAAGTTCATTCTTTGGAAGTGGCGCAACTATGACGGGAGTTTTAGAAGTGCCAGGAGTAGTTAAGGATGAGAACACGGCCAACTCAATCAAAAACTCATTTAACGATTCCTACAAGAATATAAACGGCACTAATAACGGGGTAGCTTTACTCCATAGTGGTGCAAAGTTTAGTAAAATATCAGCCCAACCAAACGAGGCTCAAATGGTAGAAGCAAAAGAGTTTAGTGTGGCAGATGTGGCAAAGTGGTTTAGAATGCCTTTATCAAAACTTCAAGCAGGCGCAACAGGCTCAAGTAACTTAGAACAACTAAACATTGAATATGTAACAGACTGCTTGATGCCGTGGTTTGTCCGTTGGGAGCAAGAAATAGAAAGAAAACTATTCAGATTTGATGAAATGGATAGCTTAGATGCTAAGTTTAATGTAGCTATGCTAATGCGTGGCGATATGCAATCAACGGCCGAGTATCTTAAAACACTTAAATACGCAGGATTCATCACTTCTAATGACGGAAGAAGGTTTGTAGGGTTAAACACTATTAACGAAACTTTTGCAGACCAAATTTATAGCCCTGTGAATATGATTCCCGCAGCAAAGGAAGATGATTTTTGGGCAAATAAAGACCAATCACAAACAAGTACGAAAGGAACAGACCAATGAAAAAAGAAGATATAGAAAAAATCCATCCAAATGCCGAGGCAAGGATGTTTAACCCAGAGTTTAAAGTTGTAGTTGAAAAACGCAGCGAAGGCGAAGGAGATGATATGTACGAAACAGAGTACAAAATGATTGAAGGTGTAGGCGCAGTTATGGGCGTTTTCACTGATATGGGATGGTATAGAGAAAAGATTAGCCCAATTGCTTTTGCTGGTTGTGATATGACTAATGTAGTTTCATTGTTTAATCACGATTCTAATGAGATTTTAAGCAGAACCACAGGCAAACAAGATGATTTGACTTTAACGATCGAAAACAATCAGTTAAAATATAAGTATCAAATCAAAAATGAGTGTGCTGAAAAGGTTGCAGAAAACATCGGACTTGGATTTATTACAGGTTCAAGTTTTATGTTTAGAGTTAAAACTGATTCTTGGTCAACCGGTGCTGATGGCGTAGATGAAAGAGAAATTTTAGAAATTGAAAAGTTGTATGAACTTGGACCTGTTACATTCCCTGCCTATCAAACAACCACAGTTGCTGCAAGGTCAAAAGACTTAAGCAAACCAACCGAAGCAAAAAAAGATAAATATTTTTATAAAAAACAATTAAGAAAAAAATAAAATGAAAAAAACAGCCCTACAATTGCGTGAAGAGCGCAAAAGCGTTAACGATAAGATAGATTCGTTAATGGCGTTAGAAACTCGCACCGCTGACCAAGAAGTTGAATTAAACGGTCATTACGATGCAGTTGAAAAGTTATCTTTGTCTATTGACAATGCCGAGCGTGAAGAAAAGCGTCAAGCAGCAATAGCATCAGCCGCAGCAGGTGCATCAGCATCTAAGAGCGAAGAAAAAGAATTGAGAAACTTCTCTTTAGGAAAGTTAATCGAAGCTCGTTTAAACAACAAACCCGTAGATGGTTTAGAAAAAGAGTTAATCGATGAATCAGCTAAAGAAGCTCGCTCAAATGGATTCGAAGTAAAAGGAACTTACTTAGGCAAAAACGTATTGGATGCTATGGCAGAAAAGCGTATGACCGCAGGTTCAGCAACAGGTGGTGGTAACACTATCCAAACTGACAAAGTAGGATTCTTTGATGCTTTGTACGCTAAGAGAGTTCTTGATGTTCTTGGAGTTAAGATGTTAAGCGGTTTAGCTAACAATGTAGATTTAACAGGTTTAGCGACAGGAGTAGTTAGCTCTTGGGGTACTGAAATCGAAGAATTAGCAAGTGGCGCTCCTACTACTGCTTCAAGACCTATGACTCCTCACAGATTAGGTTCTTTCATTCCTATGTCAAATCAGTTATTGATTCAGAATCCACAATTAGAGGCTTTTGTTATTCAGTCTTTAATGGAATCAATCTATGTAGCGGTTGAGGCTGCTTACATCAATGGTTCTGGTTCTGCAATGACAGGTTTACTTGGAACTGCAAACATCCAAAATGTAGCAATTGGTACAAACGGAGGCG